GCGGCGCGCAGCCAGGCGACGGCCACATCCTCCAGCGCGTGCCCGATCCCAAAGATGCGCAGCAGGCGCCCGTCGAAATCTGCCCCCTCATCCTTTGGCGCCTTCACGAACTCGAATTGCAGCGCTCGTTCGCAAGCGTGGCCGAGCCGCGAGCCGCCCAGGTAGCTGCGCGGCGGTGTCGCCTGATTGGAGGCGACCAGCGCCGCGTCGATGGCGGCATTCACATGCGTCGAGGTCTGGCTGCGGCTGTTCAAGTCGAGCATCAGAAGGGCACCTCCGCCGCCGCGTCCTGCCGGGCGATCGCCTGCATCGCCTCCTGGAAGCCGCCGACGGCGACCTCGATCAGGGTGAGCACCTGCGCCTCGCCCAGCTCCTGGAGGCGGGTGCCCCAGCCGATCTCGGCCATGGCCTCCGCGACGCGGCGCATGGCCGCGCGCATCGCGGCCTTCTCCTGCTCGGTGAGGTCAACCATGGCGGACGACCTCCCCACCAAGCGCGACCAGAAGCCCTGGCAGGCGATGCAGCAGAAGGAGACCGAGGGCCGCGGCTTCTTCCGCGGCGCCGGGTCGAACCAGCCAAAGCCACGCGCCGGGCGGGAGCAGACGGCGCAGGGCGGTTCCGGGGAGCGGACCATCGATCATGCGGCCTGCCCCAGCGCTGTGGGCTGGGCGCTGCGCACGAGATGCTGGATGGCCTGGCGGTTGAACTTGAAGGTGAGCAGCGCCGAGGCCTGGTAGCGCGTCATGCCGAGATCGGCGCGGATCGCCGGCGGCAGGTGGATCAGCTGCCGTTCGGTCGGAGGCTCGCGCAGCCAGCGCCGGCTCTTGTGAGCGCTCTCGTCTGTCTCGTAGGCGTTCAGCCAATCATCCGCCGCGGCCAGCGCCACCAGCCGCTCTCCGATGGACAGCAGGCGGGGCCGCTCCTCCTTCGCGCCGCCGACGGCGTGCCAGGCCCCGTTCAGGAAGAAGATGCCCGCCCAGCCGTTGAAGCCATTGGCCAGCAGGGCGGCGTCATCGCCGAACAGGTCGCACCACTGGAAGGCGGAGCGACGGAGGAGATCGATCTCCGTCATGATGAAGTCGGTGAGTGGCGCCGTCTCGCGCCCGCGGGGCTCGAAGGCGTGGCCGCAGATCGGGCACTCCATCACTGCGATCGGCACCTCAGCCTCGCAGGAGGGGCAGGTCTTCGTCGGCGGCTCACCTTCGCCGGGCTGGCTGTCGAGATCCACGTCTTGCTCCAGGCAGCCGTGGATTTGCGAGGATGTGCCGAAATCAAGGACAACGCAGTCGCGCTTGACGATGCCGGGATGCTCGACCGGATCGACGGTGCGCAGCCCGCGGCCGACCATCTGAATCATCGTGCACTTGAAGGAGCTGGGCCGCAGCAGCACGACGCAGGAGGTGGGCGGGTGGTCCCAGCCCTCCGTCAGCACCGCGACATTCACGACGATGCGCGCCTCGCCCCGGGCATAGGCGGCCAGGACCGAGCGCCGCTCCCCCTCCGGCATGTCGCCGGTAACCATGACGGTGGGGACGCCGGCAGCGTTGAAGGCGGCGGCGACGTGCTCGGCGTGTGCGACCGTCGAGCAGAAGGCCACGGTTTGGCGGCCGCCGGCCTTCTCATGCCAGTGCTTCACCACGGCGTCGGTGACCGGCACGGTGTCCATGACGCGGGCGACCTCGCCCATATCGAACTCGTCGCCGCTGCGCCGCACCGCGCGCAGCTCATCCTGCACGCCGACATCGATGATGAAGGTGCGCGGCGGGACCAGGTGGCCGGAGGCGATCAGCTCGCCGAGCCGGATCTGATCGGCGACGTTCGAGAAGACCTGGCGCAGCCCCACCTTGTCGCCGCGGTTCGGCGTGGCGGTGACGCCGTAGATCCGGCAGTCCGGGTTTCGGTCGAGGGCGCGATCGATGATGCGGCGATAGCTGTCCGCGACGGCGTGGTGCGCCTCGTCGATCACCAGCAGGTCCAGCGCCGGCATCGCCTCCAGGTTGGCCTGGCGCGTCAGCGTCGGCACCATGGCGAAGGTGACCTGGCCGCCCCAGGATTTCTGGCCCGCATCCACCACGGAGGTGGTCACGCCGGGATTCACGCGGCGGAACTTCGCCAGGTTCTGGGCCGTCAGCTCATCCCGATGGGCGAGGACGGCAGCCTTGGCGGCGCTGCTGCCGATATGCTCGCCCACCGCCGCCGACAGCATGATCGTCTTGCCGGCGCCGGTCGGGGCGACGCCGAGCGTGTTTCCGTGCTGACCGAGCGCACGAAGGCTGCGCTCGACGAAGAGCTTCTGGCGGGGGCGGAGCATCATGCTGGTGCGGCCCTTCCTCAGCGCGCCCAGGCGGGGCGGTTGTCGGCACCGACCGCCGGCGTGGTGCGCGGCGCGGCGGCGGGGAAGGCGCCCGGCGTCGGGGCCGCGGGCGGCGGGGCATAGGTCTGGGCCGGTGGCGTGTAGGCGGGCGTGGGCGCGCCCGTGTGCGGCCCCATGGCGGCGGCGTAGGCCCGGTGGTCGGGCGTCACCGCCATGCGAATTTCGTTCTTCGCCTCGCCATTGGCGTCGGTGCCGGTGTCGATCTTGGCGAGGAACTCCAGTCCCTCGAGGTCCGTGAAGCCGCCGATGCGCCGCGCGGCCTGGGCCTGCGGCGAGGCGTCCTTGTCGGAGATGCCGCGGGCCGAGTTCAGCATGCCGCGCACGAAGCTGCGGCCCATGTTCCCCCAGTCCGGACCCTTCGGGCTGTAGAGGCCGATCAGCGTGAAGATCTTCCGCTTCGCGTAGGGCCCCTCCAGCACGGTGAACTCGCCGTTCAGATAGACGGCGCCGGTGCTGCCGCGCGTGGCGTAGCCTCCCGTCCAGCCCTGGCTCGGGTCGTCGAAGCCGCCAGGGCGGATCGTCAGGCGCACCTTGGCGATGGTGCCTTTGGGGATCAGGTTCGGGTTCTGCGAGGCGTCGTTGTAGTCGTTCCAGGAAGCCATGCGGGATCTCCTCGGATCAGGTGTTCGGGGTGTCGGATGGGGCGGCCAGCGCGAGCGGCGGCGGAGGCAGTGCGAGACGTTCGGCGACGGGGCGCGCAGGGCCGCGGATCTTCTCGAACAGCCGGCCGAGATGCGGCTCCTCGACCAGGTCGAGCCGGCCGCTGCGGTCCTTCGCGGGATAGCCCCAGGGATTCAGCGTCTGGCAGATCAGCGAACGGCGGAGCGCGCCGGCCTCGTCCTTGATCGCGGCCAGCGTGAGGACCTCATCAACAATGCCGGGCAGCTCGAGGCCGGTCTTGCTGCCGTCGACCTGCGGGCTGAAGACCTTGCGATTGAAGTCGTCGAGCTTCTCGTCGAGAATCCCAACGAAGATGATGTTCTTGCCGCGCGTGTGCTGCAGATGCGTCAGCCAGGCGATCATCTCGCGCCCGTGCAGACCGTAGGCGCCGCGGATGTCGGGCTTGCCAGTTTTCTCGGCGAACGCCTCGGGCTGGCCGCGGCACCACTGGAAGCAGAGCCGGCCCGCGACGGTGATGCTGTCGATGAACACCGTCTCGTAGCGGGCGAGCAGCGCCGGATCGCCGAACTGCTCGCAGACGGCGGCGTAGTGCGCAGGGGAATAGGGCTGGTCGTCCCGCAGCGCCGGGTTGGGCCCGCCGATGAAAGCGGCGAAGTCGCGGCACTCCTGCCACGTGCGCGGGCGGATCGTGTCGCCGCCCCACCCCTCGACCGCGAGGTCGCCCGCCTCCAGGTCCATGAAGAGCGTGGTGCTGGCGAGCAAGGTCCAGAGCAGGCTGGTCTTGCCCTGGCCGCTCCCCCCGAAGATGCAGGCCTTGACGCCGCGCGGCTCAGCCTGGCGCTCGTCGGCAGTGATGATCCGGAAGCCGCGCCCCGGCGCCTGCGCGAAAGGGGCGCTCATTCCGCGCTGTCCACGATGCGGGCGGCGGCGGCCGTCGCATTAACCGTGCCGACGGCGCCGACGCGGCGCGCGAGGTCGTGAATCTGCCGCAGCGCGTCGGCCTTGCGATGCAGGGCCACCGACTGGCGGAACAGCGCCTCGGCGGCGAAGGCTACGTCGTCTACCGTCGCCTGCGCGACCGGCTTGGTGATGACCGGGCTGCCGCCCGGGCCGGTCGGCACCTCGATGCTGTCGGGCAGCATCTTCAGCCAGAGCTTCTCACGCAGATGGTCGAGCGGGGTCCGCGGCGTCATGCCGTTCTCCTGGTTGTGCGGGATGGGAAAGGTGCTGGGCGCGGAGCCCGCGTGGGGGAGCATCGTCATCACGCCGCGATGCTCGTCGGCTTGGCCGCCGCCAGGACGGAGGCCAGCGTGCCAGCACGGCTTCGGGCGCGCGGCCGGGCGATGGCGAGGTAGGTGAAGTTACCCTCGCCGATGCGGCGCTGGACGAGGTGCACCAACCCGTCCTCGGCCAGCTGCAGGGCGCGTTCGGCGACGCGCAGAAGAGCGCGACGCTCGGCGTCCGGCACGGTCGAGGTGAGCGGCGAGCCGTCGACCGCCAGGAAGCCGCGGTGATAGACGATGCGGTCACCAGGCACGGCGGAGCCGAACCAGGCGCAGAACATCGTCTCGGTGAGCGGCGGCTCCGCAGAGCGAAAGCCAGTGATCGTGCTGTCCATGTTGAGTATTACCCAGCCTCCTGCAAATCCGTCTCACGCCGCCGCCGGGATGCCGGCGACGAGCAGGCGGAGCCGCAGCTCGCGCAGGTGGCGGTAGAGGGTGGCGCGCGACGTCGGGCTGGCCTTGGCCAGCTCGTGCGGGGAGCGCTCGGTCAGTTCGGCGCAGAGGGGGAGGGTCTCGGCCGGCAGGGTGCCCAGCGCGCGGTCGAGGTCGATGCGGCGCTCCACTGCCGCGAAGGCGTCGGTCGGCTGGCCAAGCCAGGCGCCGTAGCCATCCGCCTCGGCGACGCTGTCGCCGATGGTCAGGCCTTCGCTGCCGGGCTGAGGGTCATCCAGCGAGATCGGCGCCATGGTGGCGCGGCCGCGCAGGATGCGCTCGGTGAGGCGGATGGCGCGGTGGTCGAAGCAGGCGGCGGCGAAAGGACCGAGCTCGCCTCGGGCCGGATCGAAGCCCTTCAGCCGGGCGAAGAGGTCCGTCAGCAGGTCCTGGCGGAGATCTTCCTGCTCATGGCGGGGGATCCGGCAGGTGCGGATGATGCGCAGGGCGACGCGGTCGGCGCTACGCTGCAGGGCATTGGTTTCGGCGCGGGTGGGGGTGAAGGGCATCGGCTGGTCCTGTCCATCGGGTGGCGATGGGCGGACGATGCCGATGGGCGGCGCGCGCTTGGTGGGAGCAGCGTGGGTCTAACGTGGGATGGTCATGCACCGCCGAATTCAGGGGCGGATATCGATTTCCTCGGGCGTCAGCGCCAGGCGATAGCGGCTGGGCTGCCGTTTACCCTCGATGAGGTCGCGTGCGGCTTTGGCTTCGGCACCTTCCAGGCCCGCGGCCAGCCCATCCTTCAAAAGGCGAATGATGTCCCGCGGCTCCCGCGCGGCGGGCCGAATCTGGTCTCCGTAGATTGCGCGGTCGAGTTCATGGGTTTCGACGAACCCGCCATGGCGTTGCGCCGTCTCCGCCAGTTTCACCAGCAGCCGGAGCGGTTGGTCGCCCAATTGCCGTGGTCGGCGATCCAGAGCCACCGTTCGTCCAGCGCGGCCGATGATGAGGCGGACCTTCCCCGGCATGCCCGGCGCGAGCGCTGCAGGATCCAGCGCGAATCCTGCATCGCCGAGCGCCTCCATGGTCATCATGATGCGCAGCCCGGCCTCGGCGAGATGCTGACGCTGCAATTCTGGGACGGCGCCCGGCAGGAGGAGCGTCGTTTCATCTGGCTCCACCCTGGTGCGGATCAGCGTCACAAGCCGCGGGGCGGCCGCGGACATCGGATCGAGCGCCAGCATCACCGATCGTCCACTGGGCAGGCGGCCGAGATCCCAGACGCCATCCGTCACCATCGCCACATCGCCGGAGAGGCCTGACGCAGCAGCAATCAGGCGGCACAGCACAGCCGCGTCGATCTCGAAGCTGCGGATCAGGTTTGGCGCCAGGGTGGTGTTGCTGCGGTGATCCTCGGGGCATTCGGCGACCAGCAGATCGCCGATGATCACGATATCCCGCCCTTCACAGCGGCCTTCGCAGGTCGAGCAAGGCGGCCAGGTTGTCGCCGGCGCGCGTTCCGTCAGCAGGCCTTCGGCCAGCAGGCGGTCGAACGCCCTGCCAAAATGCGGCTGTGCCTCACGCCCCCAAAGAACGGCGCCGTGCCCTCCCTCACTCCGCCGCAGCAGCAGCTTCGGCAGGCTGTCGTTCACGGCAGAATCCATTCCGGCGAAGAAGCTCCATGACCCGCGCCTCGAAGCGCTGCCGCTTGAACACGGCGAGGGAGGGCGGCTTGATTTTGACGGTCACACGAGACGCACGGCTACGGCCATCTCCGAAGTGGATGCGGATGATGATGTGCCCGATCCGGTAGCGGCCCGTGCTGAACGAGACCCGATCGCCGAATTCATTGAGCCGGGTCAGCGCATTGCCACGAAAGTCCCGGGTCACGTTCTGCGCTTCGACCGCCACCTCGCCGCTGCGGGGGTCTGTGCCGATGCGGTCGATCTGCACTTCGACGATGTCCACCTGCTGGATGCCTGCATCGAAGGCGTGGTTCACCCGGAAGCCGAACCCCACGTTCTCGATGCGCTCCAGCGTGTAGAGGTCCTGGCAGTCCTCGCCGGCAAAGAAGCCTGGGTGCCTGAGCATATGCACAGCGAAGAACTCAGCCAGCTCCGCGCGCAGCGCCTTCCGGACGCCGCCGACACCCATGCGCCCAGTGCCCACATTGTAGGCAAGCACGGCATATTCGACGCTGCGATAGCTGATGACGTCCTCTTGGTCTCCATTGATCACCGGTACGACGGCCACAGGCGCCCCGTGGGTGACGACCAGGACTGTCTGGTCGCCATCTTCGTACCACCCGACGCGGCAGAAGGCGCCGCGGTGGTCGCGCTGGAACATCTCGGCTGCCGCGGCCTCGAAGGCCGCCCGTGAGGCGTCATCGAGGCGCGGCTCGATCCCTTCATCAAGACCGACATACTCGGCCAGGGAGGATCGGGCCTGGCGGGCCAGCATGTCCGATGCAGCATCGAAGACGGGGCGGTGGTCCAGAAACGCGAGAAGGGCGAAGTGCTTCGGATCGAGCGGGATTGGGTTGCCATCCGGATCGAGCGGCGCGGCGATGTTAATGTCGCGGGCGGCGGCACGCTCCTGAAGCAAGTGCATGCCGTTCTCAGTGCCGAGCTCAGCGATGTGGTGGAGGTCTGCCACGATGCCGCGCGGCAACGCATCCTCGGTACCTTCGAAGAAGACCTTCAGCCGATCCCGGACTTCCGCTTCGTCACCGTCGAAGTCAGCCAAGTCGAAGCCGCGCAATGCATCAGGCTGCCGCTCAAATAGCCGCCGGAACAGGCCGAGATTGACGGTCTTCAGGAACTTCGGATTGACAAATTTCTTGAGGTCCCTGGCCATTCTGTCGCCCAATGATGTTCATTTTTCGTTCTATCAACCCACGCGTGCGTCTGTCGAATCGAATCTGCACTCCGTGAGACGGATTCCCACGTGCCTGGGTAAATGGTGGGGGTGGCAACTGAACCCCTCCGCCCTGCGGCCAACCCCCACCTCCCGCCGCACCTCCGCGAGGTATGCAGCATCCTGGCCGCCGGCCTGCTGCGGCTGCGCAGCCGCGCTGCTGAGGAAGCTGCGCGCGAGACCTCTGACCAGGGAGAGCGTGGCCTACACTTCCCGGCACCCCAGCGCCTGCATGCGAACCGGACCAACCGGAAACCCGCATGACACGCGCCACCAGATCGAAGGCCGGCACCACGCCGGCGCCGACCATTCCCGCCATTCCGCCGGCCGACGTTCTGGGCCGCCTGGCGGCCCTGAAGACCACCGCCACGCCGGACCTGAAGCAGCAATGGCGGGAGCTCTTCGCCGCCGAGCCGCCGCCCTACAACCGGCGCTTCCTGGAGAGCCGCCTGGCGTATCGGATCCAGGAACTGGCCTATGGCGGCCTGAAACCCGAGACAGTCCAGCGCCTGGAAGCCCTGGGCGAGCAGCTCGACGGCGGGAATCCCGTCCTCCGGCGCATCCGAGGCGACGACAAGCCAATCACCGGCACGCGGCTGATCCGTGAGTACCAGGGCGTCGAGCACAGCGTCACCGTGCTGCACGAAGGGTACGAGTATCAGGGTCGTCCGTACCAGTCGCTCTCCTCCATCGCGCGGGCCATCACCGGCACGCGCTGGAATGGCTGGCTGTTCTTCGGCCTGAAGAACCGGAGGGGCACGGCATGAAGCGCAAGCCAGCCGCCGAGACCGCGATGCCGGCCACCGTGCGGAAGATCCGCGCCGCCGTGTACACGCGGAAGTCGAGCGAGGAAGGCCTCGACATGGAATTCAACTCCCTCGACGCGCAGCGCGAGGCCTGCGAAGCATTCATCGCAAGCCAGCGCGCCGAGGGATGGGTGCTGGTGCACGACCGCTACGATGATGGTGGTATTTCTGGCGGCACGCTCGAACGGCCTGCGCTCAAGCGCCTGATTGCCGACATCGAGGCAGGGCTGATTGATGTGGTGGTGGTCTATAAGATTGACCGCCTATCACGATCGCTGATTGATTTCACCAAGCTGGTTGAGGTGTTTGATGCGCATAGCGTGACCTTTGTGTCCGTCACGCAATCCTTCAATACCACGACAAGCATGGGACGGCTCACGCTGAACATCCTGCTGTCCTTCGCGCAATTCGAACGCGAGGTGATTGGCGAGCGCATCCGCGACAAGGTGGCAGCATCACGCAAGCGGGGCATCTGGATGGGTGGCTTTGTGCCGCTTGGCTATGATGTGCGCGACCGGAAGCTGGTGGTGAATGAGGCTGAGGCCGTGCAGGTGCGCCGGATTTTC